CCGCAACTCACACCCCTTTTCGAGGGTGACAAGCCGGGTCACGCCGTCCGATGTGCCTTGCAGGGTCAGCGCCATTTTGCGCGCTGCCTGGGATGCGTCGCCGGAGATGTTCACCGCGCACACAAGCGGGTCAAGGTTTGTCACGGACGTGCTGTCGTGGTATGTAATGGTCAGCATTTTGCACGCCCCTTTATCACTTCGTGATCCTCGAAGCCGCCGAAGGTTTCCGCACAATCGGAGTTGTGGAAACCTTAGACGGGGTAGCCACAACCGGGCGGGTTTTCTTGATGACCGCCTTCGTTGTTTTCTGTGTCGTTTCACCGGGCAGCTTGATGTATTTTGTCTGCACGTACCCCGTGATGCTGCCGGACTTGATCTTGTACCACCCAGACGCCGTTGCCAGAATCGTCACGGTCGCGCCGTGCTTGATCTTACCAACCGATGACGCCGTGGTGCTTGCGGTTTTCCGCACGGTGAGTGTCTTTCCGGTGCCCACGTTCACGGTGCCGGTGGTGTTTTTCACCGGGTCGGCGGTTGTGGTCGGTGTCGTTGATGGTGCACTTTCAATGATTCGCCTCGCCACCGTTGGCGTGCGGTATTCGTTGAGGTTCAGGCTAAACGTTATATCGTTATCACCTTGCCCCCACGGGGTGTAAGTGAACCCGCGAATGGTCACAAGGGTATTGACGGGGGAGCCTGTAATCGTCAGCCGCACAGGTTCGCCCGCGTCCATCCAACCCTTGATTTTGTCCACGCAGTCAAACGGTGCGGGAAGGTCTGTGTACTCACAGACCGTTGGGTTGTAGATTTCCGGGAAGATAGAGGAAAAGGAATACCGGGCAAGGTCAGAGCCTTGAGGGAACGAAATGTCCCCCAAGGCAATCACCTTCAGGTCTTTGTGGGTGTAGCTTGTCGAAACACTCAAAGACGGAGGGTTCACAGGGAAACGAAACCTGTCGGCGTCTTTGCTCAGCCAGAATTCAACCGCCATGTGAAACCCTCCCTTTACGCGGCCACAAGGTCGCCGTCCGTCTCGATCATTTCCGCCACGATCTCAAGGAATTCCTGCGCGGCGGCGCGCATGTCGCCGTTGGTGTTTTGTAGGATGATGTCGCCCATGAATTGCAGCACGGGCCGGGTGTCGGCGGTGCCGTTGGTGGATGCGCCCGCCGCAACGGTCGGCGCTTCGTCCTCAAGGCTCCGGGTTGTGGCGGAAACCGCCTGCGCTGGGGTGTTGGCAATGGCAACGGCGTTTGATTCCACGTTATCCTGCTCATCGCCAAGGCCAAGCGCGAAGCCCTCCATGGTGTACTTGCCAAGCACGCGCATGACGCGGGAAGGGGAGTGGATGCCCAAAGCATCCTTGACCCAGTTGGGGATGAAGTCCGTGAGGCTTGCAAACCATTCGGTTACGCCAGACCACGCGGATTTCAGACCGTCCCACAAGCCGTCAATGATGTTTCCGCCGATGTCCGATAAGGAAAGACCATCGAACGCGCCGGTGATGTCACCCCACAGGCCCCCAAACCATTCGGTGATGGAAGTCCAGGCGGTGGTAAAGCCGGTGCCGATGGTGCCGAAAATCGCCTCACCTGTCGCCGCAAGATCAATGCCGCTGAAAAACAGCACGATGGCGTCCCATGCGCCGGTGATGGCGGTTGTGATTGCAGTCCATGCAGCCGTTACGCCGGTGGAAATGCTGTCCCACAGGCCGGTGAGATACGCCACAACGGCGTCCCATGCGGTGGTCAGCGCGGTGGTGATGGACGCCCACAGGTCGGTGAAGTAGGTTGCCACAGCATCCCACACTTCCGTGCAGTACGCCGCAACCGCGTCCCACGATTCCTGAAGCCAAGCTGCAACCTGATCCCAGTTTTGCCACAGGAGGATAATCACGGCAATGATCGCGGCAATGGCGAGGACAATCAAGGTAATCGGTGAGGTAAGCGCGGCGGTAACGGCAAGCACAATGTTGATCGCGGCCATAACCACCTTAAAGGCCACCAAAGCCCCCACGATGCCGTAGACAATCGGCCCGATCAAAGACCAGTTGTCGGAAATGAACGTGTAAACCGTGGTGATCGCGTCAATGAAGCCCTCAACGGCGGACTTCAACCCGTCAAACCATGCCTGCCCATCTTCCGATGCAAACCAGTCGGTCATGGTGTCAATGACGTTCTGCGCGTCGGTTTTGACTTCGTTGAACAAGGGGGAGAGCTGATCGCCCAGCCACGTGCAGAAGGAAGCCACCGCATCAATCACCGCGTACACGGTGTCGGTCAGGTCGGATAGCACATCCTGCCCTTCGGCGGATTGGAACCATTCCACGATTTTTGTTGCAACGTTTGCCGCCCACGTGCAGAAGTCCTTAATCACGGGAAGCAGCGCTTCTCCAATGACAATTTGCAGCGTGGACATGATGCCCTTGAGGATTTCGGCAGCGCCCGAAGCGGAATCCATCTTGTCAGCCGCCATTTGCAGGGCGGTTGTCCGGCTCATGGCGTCCTGAAAGTCCTCGACGCCTTCCGTGCCCGCCGCGAACAAAACGTTGGCAGCACGCACAGCATCCGCGCCGAACATGGTTTCCATGGCAACCGCCCGCTGCTGGTCGGTCAACCCCGCCATGGAATCTTGCAAAATGCCGGAGATGTCCGCCATGGACTTTAACTGGCCGTTGGAATCGTAAAACTTGTTTGCGCCGTCCTTCGTGATGATGCCCAATTCCTTCATCATCTTTGAAGCCGCTTTTGATGTCGGTTGCAGGCGCATGAGCATGGTTTTCAGAGATGTACCGGCGTCGCTGCCCTTGATACCTGCGTTTGCCATGAGGCCAAGCGCCGTTGTGGTATCGTCGAGGGACAGGCCCACAGACGCGGCGACGGAACCCACCGCCGCAAGACCCTGCCGCAAACCGGAAACGTCCGTCGAAGCGGCGGCACTTGCACCGGCCAGAATGTCGGCCACCTGCGCACCGGTCAGCCCTTCGCGGGAGAACGTGTTGAGGGTATCGGCCATAATCATAGCCGCGTCCGCCAAATCCATTCCATCAGCCGCCGCAAGGCTCATTGCGGCCTCAAGATCGCCGCCAAGGATCTGGTCAACCGAACGGCCCGCACGCACAAGGTTTTCAATACTTTCGGCAGCTTCGAGGGCGGAATACTTCGTTTTCATGCCCATTTCGATAGCCAGGTCATGAAGATCGTCACGCGCCGCCTTTGCTTCCGGGCCAAGGCTTGCAATGTTCGCCATCTGCTGGTCAAAGCTCATGGCGGTTTTGATCGAATCCAAGGCCAGTTTGGTTACGCCAACCGCAGCCGCCACCCTCGCAAGTGTGGTGATGACGCCGCCCATGCTGCCGCTGAATTCTCCACCCCACGCGGACGCCTTTTTGCCCTGTGCAACAAACTGCCCCAGCTCATTGCGTGGGGCAGATGCAGATGAGGACAGATTGGAGAGCGCCTTCGAGGCATTCTTGAGGGGCGCGGACATTTGATCTATGAGGGTCAACCGACCGGTAAGGTCAAACGCCATTATTTAGCCCCCTTCCGTTTTGCTTTTTTCGCGGCCTTATCTTCTTCCTCCATCACGATCATGGCGGAAGCATACATAAAGGCCCGTGTGCCGGGAGGCTTATTATAAATCTCATCCGGGGGGATGCCTTGCCGTTGGAAAATCCAATGCACAAGGGCCGCTTCTCCCCCCGCCTTGATTAGTTTTTTGCCTTACCGGTCAGGGCGTCGAGGTCGAAGCCGGAAACGTCCATGATGGCGTTGGACAGCGTGGCGATTTCACCGGCCAGAAGCCGCTTCGACACAACCTCATCGGAGGTTTCCACGCCGAACTTTTCCTTGAGGGCAGGAGCCGTCCAATCGGGATTGACACAGGCGGCAGCGATGAGCAGGGCCGCAAACTGTTCCTCATCCAGCACCTCGACGGACTTACCCTTGCCGCCCGTGATGGCGGTCGCCTGCTTGCGGTACTTGTTGATTTCCTTCATGGTCAGGGCGCGCAGGGTAAAGGCCACCCCGAAACGGGGCATTTCAACCTCTTTGGTGACGTCAATATCCGTGTTAAGCAGCGCATCCAGCACCGCGTTGGTTTCATAAGACATGGTGTATCCTCCATAAAAATAGGGGCCGTGTTTTCACGGCCCCGCGTTGGTGATCCTTACCGGGTAATCAGGTTGAGGAACTCGAAGCCGGAGAAGGTGAACGGCAATTCTTCCTCCACGATGGAGCCAACCTCCGCCGAAATCAGCGGGATGGAATCAAACTGCACACCCTTGAGCCGGACGTCATAAGCGCCGTAAGCCTCCGGGTCATCGAGCTTCATGCGAAGCTCCGTCACGTAGGAACCCATGGTGTCATCGGCAATCTGCGCGATGGCCTCCACAAGCTCAGTTGTGACACGGTAGCCGGAAATGGTGCCGCTGCCGGTCAGGGTGGTGGCCTTGTGGCCCACCCACCGGGTGCCCGCGCGCTGGATTTCCTCTTTGCCGATCTCGACATTGGCCTCCGCCTTCTTTGCGTTGGAAAGCCAGCCGCCGTCCGCCGTCAGCACCTTTACGAAATTGCCGGAGATGACCCGCGAGGGATCAAGCACCGCGTAGTTGTTTGCCATTGTGTGTTATCCTCCCTTAGCCGATCTGAACCGTGAGGTAGATTTCCTCGATGGAATCAAGGTCACGGAACGCCATGTCGATGTAAACCTGATCGCCCGTGGAGGGGTACGCGTCGGACAGCTTGACCGCAAGGCTATCCTTGTCAAGCACACCCTCACCGGCAAGCATTTCCAGATAGGTCTTGATGGCGGAAACAAGGGCGATTCGTCCGTCCTCATTGTTGACCACCTTGCCAATGTAGGAATCATTCGCCGTGGTGGACACGTCGGTGACAACGGCCATCTGCGTGCGGGCGCGGCGAATCTTTACGCCGGAGGTGCACACCCCGCGTTCGATTTTCACCTTCACACCGTCGTTGACAAGCACAAGGCACCCCGCAGCAAGGGCATTCTTGATCTCCGTCGAGTTAAGCCGCACATTGACGTCCTGATAGGGCGTGACCGCGTAGGTGGTCGATGCGTTCAGGGGCGTGGAGGCGATGAGGCCCGCGACGTAGGGCGCAGCCTGCGCGCTGGTACGGACATTCAGGCCGTCCACAAAGCCGGTGATGAGGTTCACCACGAAGTCATCCGCCAGTCGTGTAGACCGCGCGATGCCGTTAGATACCGTCGCGTCATCCGATGCGGAAGCGCAGCCGAACACGGTCATGAAATACTTGCCCTGCGCGCGGTTCGTCTGCATCCACAAGAGCGCCGCGTCCTGAATGTCATCATCCACCATCGCGTCGAACACAAAGATGTTGAACTCCCGCGTGTCGTACTTCGCGAACACCGCGTTGTAGTTGCTCTCGATTTCGACGGATGTGGGCACATACACAAGCACTTCCCGCGCGCCGCCCTTGAGCACGTAGGTGATCGCGGCCACGTTGGCGTCACCAAACAGCGCAGCGGCCTGGGTTGCGTTGTCCACCGTGTAGAAGTTTCCGGGGGTTGCCGTGCCGCCTACCGTGCCGGAAAAAGGCATGGCGACAACGCCAAGGGTACCCGTCGAAATTGCGTCGATTGCCGCCTCGACAAAGTTAAGGTAAAGACCCGGCCTGCCGGGGTTGGTGCCGGGCGTCCAAGTTCCACCAGCCATTTAATCGCTCCCCTTATGTTGAAATCGTCGCATGGACACCCGCAATCAGGGGTTCCGTGCCGTAGGTTTTTGCGCGCTCCGTGCGCTCATAGCTGTGAATTTTCATGATCCCCATGAGCGCAAAAAGCCCGCCGTCGAGCTTCACCGGTGCCCCGTAGGTCAGGCTTGTGAATCTCACGACGGCCTTTGCGTTGGTAGCCCGTGAAGTGTTGGCTATGCTGTGGTGAAGCGCGTCCATGCGAGTAATCGTGGATTCCTCGGATTCGTGGTAAACCACCACGTTCAGGGTACGGGAAAATTCAAGCGCACCGGATGCTACCTGTTCGGCGTTCACACCGTCATGCCGTACCACAATCAGGCCGCTCACCGGGCGCGTGGGGTGTGTCAGGGCCGTCTGGCAGTCGGGGATTGCCTCGCCGATGTACGCCGTAACGGCCCGCAATTCGTCAAGTAATGCCGTCGTGCTCACCCGCCCATTTTTGTGATATACCGGTCTATGTCATCCTCAAGCTGTGTCTGCCATTTCGCCATGTTGTCATCGCCGGACTTGTCCATATACTGCGCGACGGTGCCCGCCGTTGTGGGGTTTTTGACTTCCTTTTTGTGCTCATGCCAGTAATAGGCATAGTTGAAAGCGCCCCATTTGCCGGATTGCTCGATGGCAACGGACTTAATTAGGCCCTCGAATGTGTCGGAGGTACCTGTCACCTCAACGGAAATTCCCTGCCGCAAGGTGCCTTTGTCCTTCAAGGCGATGTTCACGGCCTCGCGCTTCCACGCGTCCATGATGTCGCCCATGCTTTGCTTGATCTGATCCGGCAGGCCGGAAAGGCCGTTTGAAAGTGCACGCTCAAGTTTCGCCGTGTCCAGCGTGATCGTGAATCCGTTCGCCATGCCGCCCCCTACACGTACACCACCGTGAGCAGCGCCTTCCCGTTGATATGCCGCTTCACGGAAACGGAAATCGGTCTGTGCGTGATGGTGATTCCATCCTCGCGGGTGTACGTAAGCTTCGTGTGTTCGTCGATGGCCTCGAAGCCGTCAAACATGATAGTGGCTTTTGAAACCGCCTCTTTGCCGTCCACCATGGAGGACACGAGGGTGATCGTTTCCTGATAC